AAACTTATCCAAGATCTAAAATGAATGAAGGTTCCCCAACTTTAGCTTGGGAAAATGAAGCATATAGTAAATCTAAAAAATAATGGCTCTAATAAACAACTTAATATCAAACTTAGGTTCTAAAGATCCTAATAAAAAATTACTTTCTAACGTAAACGATGGTCAAACTACGAGTACAATGGAAGGGCAAGGATTTTCTGACAGTCAGTATGATTCTATGGCATCAGATTTTGCTTTTGATATGCAAAACAAAGCTTTTGATGCGTCAAAAGAATTAAAAACAGAAAGTGAAAGAGTTAAAAACGTGGCTGACACAGCAGTTAGCTTATCTCAAGATTATTTAAGAAAACAAAATATTTATAAGCCAGATCCTAATGCTGGCGGATATAGTGAAGAACCTTACACGTTTGAAGGTGGTGAGTTAGTTGGAAGAGATGGTATTGATTCAGTTGTGGGAAAATATGGGCAAGACTATTTAAGTGGTAAATTAAATGTGGGTGGTGGTATTAATCCTTTTTCAGAACAACAACCAGGCCAAGCTTGTAATACATATGCTACGTGTATTGCTCAGCAAGCAAAATCCACAGCTATAGCAGACTATGATATGTTTGATTATGGCCTTGGGAAAAAAAGAACTATAAAAAAAGGAGAACTAAACCCTGTTACTCCTTATAATCAAGAATTTAATAAAAACATGGCTAATGCTGGTTATGAGTATTTTGTTCCTGGATCTTCAGAAGACATGGATATAGGTACTAATATTTTAGGTGCTAATGTTAATTACAATGCTGAATTACAAGGTGGAGACATAGGAAGAATGGGTTTTGGGACAAGGAAGAATGAAAATGATGATGTAATAGGTACAGACACAAGTCACGCTACAACAAGACAACCTGATGGTAGTCATATTTATAATTCTGGACGATTACAATCGGGATTAAAAAAAGATTCAAACATAGGAGGTGGTATACACGTTTATGCTAGATATGTTGGTAATACTAAAAAATTAAAAGAAAAATCAAACACAGCGTCTTTTATAGCTAATGCTACACGTCGTCCTTTAAAAATTAACCCAGTTAATACATCTGGTAAAGCAAAACTAAAAGGTAATACAACAGGTCTTAATAAATTGTTAAAAAGGCGATAAATATGTAATTATAATAGTATGAAAAATCTATTATTATTATTATTATTATTAAGTTTAAATGTTTACAGTCAAACCATAGAGTCTTATTTTGAAATACCTAAAGATTATAAAAGAATAATTCAAAGTGATTACCACAATTGGATTATATCTAAAAAAATAAACACTAAGGATGAGGTTAAATATTACGATGGTAGAGTAAAAAAAGGGTTAAATAGTGTTTATAAAGCAAAGTTTGTATATGATATAGGAAAAAAGAATTCTCATCATTGTGCTGACGCAGCTATATACAATAATGCTAGATATTTGTTTGATACAAAACAATATACTAAAATAGCTTATACTTTTACTGATGGAACCTTATATTCATACGTTAAGTATTTAAAAAATAAAGAAAATAATTTAGTAAATTTTAAAGATTATTTAGATAAAATATGGTGGTATGCAGGAACGTGGTCATTACAAGAGTATGATACAGTTAAAGTAAGTATAGAAAACATGCAAGTGGGAGATATATTTTTAATTGGTGGTTTTCCAGGACACACAATGTCCGTGGTTGATATGATTGAAAACAGTGAAGGAAATAAAAAATTTATGTTAGCACAAAGTTTTATGCCAGCTCAAGAACAGCATATATTGTTAAACATGGATGATGTTTGGTTTGATTCCGTAAATGAAATACCATGGAGTTTTACAGTTAAAGATTTAAGAAGATTTAAACATAAGTAAATGAAAAACATTTTATTTAAACTATTTGGCAAAGTAGGTGGAAGTATAGCAGAAAAAATTTCTGGTATTGTAGATAAGCACACTTTTTCTAAAGTTGAAAGAGCACAATTTGAAAAAGAAATGAGTGAGGTATTTATTAAAGCTGAAGCTGAAATACAAGAAAATATTACTGAAAGATGGAAAGCAGATTTACAACATGGTAATTGGCTGACTCGATCAGTACGACCTTTAGTATTAATATTTTTAATTGTTAGCACTATATTAATGGTTTTTATAGATTCTGGATCAATACAATTTAACGTTGAAGAAAAGTGGACAGACTTGCTTCAATTAACATTACTTACTGTTATCGGAGCTTATTTTGGCGGACGAAGCATTGAAAAAATAAAAAAAAACAAATAAATAATTAGATATGGGAAATTTTCCAACAAATGATGGGTATATAACTAGAGCACAAGCATACGCACCAACGAATACAATTAGTGCGCCCTCGGCCTGGGAGTTTGAAAATCAAACTGGAACCTTAGGTACTAACCTAACTAGTTCTGTTGTTTACGTAGGTACAGCAGGAAATGTTAGAGCTATACTACCCGGTGTAATGGGTCCAGAAGGAGTTGTAGCAGCTTTAAGCTTAATAGGTGGTGGAAGTGGTTATATTGCAGGAGCAGCAACTACAACAGTGGTTAGCACAGTACCTGCATCTAACGGATCAGGCTTAACACTAACTTTAACGGTTCCTGTACCAACTACAAACACATTAGTTCCAGGAACTGGATATAGTGTAGCTGCTTTTACAGTTGTACAAGGCGGAGGATTATCCGGAACTATTGATAGTGTAGATGGAGCTGGCGCAATACAAACATTTACTATAACAGACGGTGGAGTTGGATATTCTGCTGGAGACGTATTAACTATAGCGCAAGGTGGTAGCGNTGGCAATGNATCTATAACACTAGTAACAGCACCAAATGGAGCAGTAACTGCAGCNACAATTAATGCTGGAGGAACTGGTTATGCAGTTGGTGATATTATTACAGCTGTTCAAGCTGGTAGCTCAACATCAGCTACTTTTTCAGTAACTAGAGTATCAGACGCTTTACCAGGCGTAGCAGAAGCAATAGATTTTAAAAATGTTCCACAAGGATCAATATTACCTGTTGTTGTTGATTATCTTTTGGTAGCACCAACAGCTGGAGCTGAAACAGTTGCAGGTAACTTAGTGATAGGTAAATAATTAATAAATAGGTGACTATATAAGTAAGAACAAATAAATAATAAGTTAACAATCAAATTAAATTAAAATGGCAGAACAAAAAGCAAAAATAACTGAAGAACAGTTAAAAGAAATTAGAGAAACACAAGGAAAACTAAATCAAATTTTAAATCAAATAGGTGTTTTAGAAATTCAAAAAAGTGGTCTTAAAATAGATTTTACAGAAGCAAATAAACAAAGTGAAGAATCTAAAAAGAAATTAGANGAAGAATACGGGCCTATAAATATAGATCTTCAAACAGGNGAATACACTATTGTAGAACAAAAAGAAGAAGAGGTTAAGTCTGAATAAATGCAATCAGTTATAAGAAAGATTAGCATTGGCTCTGATTATAAAAATGATGCTATGCATTATTCTGTAGGCCAACCGGTTTATGGAGGACATGAAATAGCATATATTTTATTGGATGAAGACGATAAATCTTATAATATCTATATTAAAAAAAACAACGAAGTATTGCCATGGAAAAAGTTTAATCCTAACATGGCAGTATCCGTTGAATATGATTTAGAATATTAATGAAAGGCGTTTATAATTTTCTTATAGAACCAGTAGGAAAAATTTACGATAATTCAATTAAAGTTGATAACAAAGAACTTGTATTGAACACTCGTATAGAAAAATTTAAGTTTGTAAATAATAAAGCAAAAGTTATTTCTATACCTTTAGCTTTTAAAACGCCTATACAAGTAGGTGATGAAATAATTGTTCATCACAATATTTTTAGAAGGTATTATGATTTAAAAGGAAAAGAAAAAAATAGTAGTAAATTTTTTAAAGATAATTTATATTTTTGTCAAGTAGATCAAATTTATTTATACAAAAGAAACAATGAATGGAAGTCTTTTAATGATCGTTGTTTTGTTATGCCTTTGAAAAACAATAATGAATTAGAACTTGAAGAAGAGCAAAAGCTTGTTGGTATACTAAAATATGGCAATAGTTCATTAGATGCGCTAAGAATAACCAAGGGAGATATGGTTGGCTTTACACCCAACAGTGAATTTGAATTTATCGTTAATAACGATAGATTATATTGTATGAAATCAAATGATATTGTTATAAAGTATGAACAGCAAAAAAACCAAACTGAATATAATCCAAGCTGGGCAAAGAGCAGTTGAAGAGTTAATTAAGGTTGCTAAAGAACCTATTGTAGATTCAGGTGATGATATATCTGCAGATCGTTTAAAAAACGCAGCAGCAACAAAAAAATTAGCTATATTTGACGCTTTTGAAATACTTAACCGTATTGAAGAAGAAAAAGATATAATAGAAGATAAACCATTAAATAGCAAAGAAAAAGCTTTTCAAGGATTTGCTGAAGGAAGATCTAAGTAATGTATAATCAAACTTTATCTAAGGTTTTAACTAACGAAATAAAACCTCACATACTTAATAGAAAGAATAAAAAAAAGCAATGGGTATATGGCTATAACAAAGAACATGATATTATTGTTATTAGTAAAACAGGTAGAATTAGTGAAGTAATTGAAATTCAAAACCTAAAAATAGGTTTACCTTTGCTAGAAGAAAAATTAGACAAAACTTATAAACAATGGAATCGTGAAGAGCTTCCAAAACAATTAAGTAAAATAAAAAGTGTTTTTGAATGGAATAATTATCAACAACATTTTAAAGATAAATGGTACGATTATATAGATGGAGAGTTTAAAAAAAGAGATGAAGGTTACTGGTTTTATAATAAAGATAAACCTATTTATATTACTGGTTCTCATTACATGTACTTGCAGTGGTCCAAGATTGATGTTGGGGCACCAGATTTTAGGGAGTCAAACAGATTATTCTTTATATTCTGGGAAGCTTGCAAGGCCGACACAAGATGTTATGGCATATGCTATCTCAAAAACAGACGGTCTGGTTTTTCATTCATGGCATCAGGAGAACTTGTTAATCAAGCAACAATATCCAGTGACGCAAGATATGGTATTTTGTCTAAGTCAGGGGCTGATGCTAAAAAAATGTTTACCGACAAAGTTGTTCCTATCTCCGTTAACTATCCGTTCTTTTTCAAACCCATACAAGATGGTATGGACCGTCCAAAAACAGAGCTTGCATACAGAGTTCCTGCATCAAAACTAACAAGAAAAAAACTTGATTTAGGTCAATCTATAGAAGAGCTTGAAGGTCTTGATACAACTATTGACTGGAAAAACACAGGTGATAACTCTTATGATGGTGAAAAATTAAAAATTTTAGCTCATGATGAATCTGGAAAATGGGAGAGACCAGATAATATATTAAACAACTGGAGAGTTACTAAAACAACATTACGATTAGGTTCTAGAATTGTAGGTAAATGTATGATGGGTTCAACATCAAATGCTTTAGATAAAGGTGGCGCTAATTTTAAAAAATTATATGATAGCTCAAACGTTACAAAAAGAAACCGCAATGGACAGACTAGCTCGGGACTATATAGTTTGTTCATACCTATGGAATGGAACTACGAAGGATTCATCGATTCTTACGGCATACCTGTATTTGAAACACCCAAAAAGCCTGTCAAAAGCGTTGACGGTTTAGACATTGAGATAGGTGTAATAAGTCACTGGGAAAATGAAGTAGAAGGTTTAAAAAATGATCAAGATAGTTTAAATGAGTATTATCGTCAATTTCCACGTACAGAAAAACATGCATTTAGAGACGAAACAAAACAATCTTTATTTAATCTAACTAAGATTTACGATCAAATAGATCATAACGAAGATTTTGATAATTCAAAATTAATCACTAAAGGAAGTTTTAGCTGGAGAAATGGTATTAAAGATACTGCTGTAGAATTTCATCCTAACAACAGTGGTAGATTTTTAATCACATGGGTTCCACAAATTCGTTCACAAAATAGAATTATAATTAAAAACGGTATAAAGTATCCAGCCAATGAACACATGGGAGCTTTTGGTTGTGATCCTTATGATATTTCAGGAACAGTAGACAGGAAAGGATCTAATGGATCTCTACATGGTTTAACTAAGTTTTCAATGGATGATGCTCCAATTAACCATTTTTTTTTAGAATATATAGCTAGACCACAAACTGCTGAAATATTTTTTGAAGATGTACTTATGGCTTGCGTGTTTTATGGCATGCCAATACTTGCTGAAAACAATAAACCAAGACTTTTATATCATTTTAAAAGAAGAGGATACAGAGGTTTTGCAATGAACAGACCAGACAAAGTTTATACCAAATTATCTATTACTGAAAAAGAAATAGGTGGCATACCTAATTCAAGTGAAGACATAAAGCAATCTCATGCTTCTGCTATAGAATCATACATAGAAGATTTTGTAGGTTCAAAAGAAACATCATATGGAGACATATATTTTCAAAGAACATTAGAAGATTGGGCAAGTTTTAATATAAACAATAGAACATCTCACGATGCCTCTATTAGTTCCGGACTAGCTTTAATGGCGTGTAACAAAAATAGATACGCACCTGTTTTTAAAATTAAAAAAGAAGTTTTTCCACTAGGATTTAAGAAATATAATAACAAAGGAAACTTATCACAAATAACAAAATAAATGGTTTATACTAATGTAAATAGCTCTTTCCCAAGCCAGGTAGTACCTGATGCAGAGAAAAGTACCTTAGAATATGGAAAATTAGTAGGTAAAGCTATAGAAAACGAATGGTTTAGAGGTGATAGAGGAGTAGGCTATGATAGTAGATTCAGTAGTAACTGGAGAGCTTTTCATGATCTAAAGCTTTATGCTAGAGGAGAACAATCCGTAGAAAAATATAAAAATGAATTAGCTATCAATGGTGATTTATCTTATTTGAATTTAGACTGGCAGCCAGTAGCTGTGTTATCCAAGTTTGTTGATATTGTAGTAAATGGTATGACCGAAAGAGGTTATAAAATAAATTCATTTGCTTCAGATCCATTTGCTGTAAAACAAAGAACTGATTTTGCTTTTAATGCTCTTAGAGATATAGAGAATCAAAAAATGATTGAACAGCTTAATCAAGCTACGGGTAAAAACTTTTTTGCTTCAGCAGAACCAGAAAACTTACCTAAAAATAAAGAAGAATTAGATTTATTCTTACAACTTAGTTATAAACAATCAATTGAAATTGCTGAAGAAGAAGTAATAAATAATGTATTAAACTATAATAAATACGATGAGATCAAAAAGCAATTAGCTTACGATCTTACTGTTATTGGTATATCCGCTACTAAAACAAACTTTAATTTAGCAAACGGAGTAACTGTTGACTATGTAGATCCAGCTAATTTAGTATATTCTTATACAGACGATCCTAATTTTGAGGATATATATTATGTTGGTGAAGTTAAAAGTATTACTTTAGAGGAACTTAAAAAACAATTTCCTTATTTAAGTGATCAAGATTTAAAAGAAATAGAAAAATATCCTGGTAATTCTAATTACTCTAGAAATTTTTGGGGACAAGAAGATCAATACAATACAATACAGGTTTTATACTTTGAATACAAAACTTATAATAATCAAGTTTTTAAAATCAAACAAACAGACCAAGGTTTAATGAAAGCTTTAGAAAAGCCAGATACTTTTGATCCTCCAGAGAATGATAATTTTGAAAGAGTGGCCAGAAGTATTGAAGTTTTATATAGTGGAGCTAAAATACTAGGTCATGATAAAATGCTACAATGGAAGTTAGCGGAAAACATGACTAGACCTTATAGCGATCAAACAAAGGTAGAAATGAATTACTCTATATGTGCACCAAGAATGTACAAAGGTAGGATAGATTCTTTAGTAAGTAAATGTATTGGATTTGCTGACATGATTCAGTTAACTCACTTGAAAATACAACAAGTCTTGTCTCGTATGGTACCAGATGGTGTTTACGTAGATGTTGATGGTTTAGCTGAAGTTGATTTAGGTAATGGAACAAATTATAATCCACAAGAAGCATTGAACATGTATTTCCAAACTGGTAGTATAGTTGGTAGATCTTTAACACAAGATGGCGATCCTAATATGGGTAAAGTACCTATTCAAGAGTTACAAAGTTCTTCTGGTAACGCTAAGATACAAACTCTTATTCAAACTTATCAGTATTACTTGCAGATGATAAGAGATGTAACTGGTCTTAATGAAGCTAGGGATGGTTCTAAGCCAGAGAGAGACGCTTTAGTAGGATTACAAAAAATGGCAGCTAATGCTTCAAATACAGCCACTAAACATATACTACAAGCTTTAATGTATTTAACAGTTCGTACTTGTGAGAACATAAGTTTACGTGTAGCAGATATGTTAAATTTTCCTCTTACTAAAAATGCATTAATGAATTCAATAAATTCTTTTAACGTTTTTACATTAGAAGAATTAGACAAGTTAACACTTCATGAGTTTGGTATATTTTTAGAACTAGAACCTGAGGAAGAAGAAAAAGCTATTTTAGAACAAAACATTCAAATAGCTTTAAAAACACAAGCTATAGGATTAGAAGATGCTATTGAAATTAGAGAGATACAAAATTTAAAACTAGCTAATCAGTCTTTAAAATACAAACAAAAAATAAAAGCTGAAAAAGATAGAGCTATTCAATTAGAGAATATACAAGCTCAAGCTCAAGCAAATGCGCAGACAGCAGAAAAAGCTGCAATGGCGGAGGTTCAAAAGCAACAAGCTTTAACTGAATCTCAAGTAAACATTGAACAAGCAAAATCACAGTTTGAAATACAAAGAATGCAAACAGAAGCTCAAATCAAAAAACAATTGATGGCTGAAGAGTTTCAATACAGCATGCAACTAGAGCAAGCTAAAATAGGTGCTACTCAACAAAAAGAGCGTCAAATAGAAGATCGAAAAGATCTAAGAACAAAAATACAAGCTACGCAGCAATCAGAAATGATTAGTCAAAGACAAAATGACTCTATGCCTACTAATTTTGAATCACCAGAAGTGATGGATTTGTCGGGATTTGGTAATGCATAGCTTAGTAAATTTTATTAATTTTATATTATTATATCATGTCAACAGAAGTAAAACAAGAAGGGTCTTTTAAGATTAAATCTAAAAAGCCAAAACAATTAACAGATTCGAAAAACGAACCTATAAAAGTAAACCTTAAAGAACCTTTGGTGGATATTCCTTCAAACGTTACAAAGGTAGTAGTTCCAAAAGAACTTATAAATCCAGAAACAAATGCCGTTCAAACACAAAAGACAGATGATAGCGATGTTATTGTCGAAAAGCAAAAAGACAGTGGCGACAGCAAAGAAGTGGTTAAAGATATACGGGCCACCGAAGAAAAAATAGAAGATAAAACTGATTCTCCTTTGCAAGAAATTAACGTTGAAGAAGAAAAAAAAGAGGTTGAAGAGTCTAAGAAAGAAGTTTTAGAAACTAAAAAAGAACAAGAGGAAGTAAAAGCGTTACCAGAAAATATAGAAAAACTAGTTTCATTTATGGAAGAAACTGGAGGAAATATAGAGGATTACGTTAGGCTAAACGCTGACTACAAAGATGTAGACAGTAAATCTTTAATTAAAGAATATTACAAAAAAAGTAAACCCCATTTAGATTCTGAAGACGTAGATCTTATATTAGAAGATTATGACTACGATGAAGAACTAGATGAACCAAGAGATATACGCAAGAAAAAAATTGCGTTCAAAGAAGAAGTTGCAAAAGCAAAGTACTTTTTAGAGGACCTGAAAAATAAATATTACGACGAAATCAAGTTGAGACCGGGCGTTACACAGGAACAAAAAAAAGCAACTGACTTTTTCAATCGCTACAACGAAGAGCAAGATGTAAATGAAGCCAACCACGAAGAGTTTGTTAATAGAACTAAAAAAATGTTTAACCCTGATTTCAAAGGTTTTGATTTTAATGTAGGTGAAAAACAATTTAGATATTCTATAAAAAATCCTTTAGAAGTAGGTGAAAAACAATCAGACATTTCAAACTTTATTAAGACGTTCTTAAATGACAAAGGAGAAATTTCAGACGAAAAAGGTTATCACAAAGCTTTATATGCTGCCAATAATTCAGATACTTTAGCACAACATTTTTACGAGCAAGGCAAGGCCGATGCAGTTAGAGATGTTATGAAGTCTTCTAAAAACTTATCAGATGAACCTCGTAAAACAGTTTCAGGTGATGTGTTTATAGGAGGTATAAAAGTTAGAGCAATCACGGGCCAAGATTCTTCAAAACTTAAGATTAAAAAACACAAATTTAACTAAAACAAATTATTATTATTATGGCTTTACAACCACAATTTGGGTCAATAGTCCCATCTCAAACTCAACAAGCGTTAGCTACTAATTACCTTCAATGGACCAACAATGGTGGTGCAGGGGCGGTACCTGGTAACTTCGCAGATTTCGCACAACAATTTCTTCCAGAAATTTATGAACAAGAAGTCGAAAGATACGGAAACAGAACATTATCTGGATTCCTAAGAATGGTAGGCGCTGAAATGCCTATGACATCAGATCAAGTAATTTGGTCTGAACAAAACAGATTACATATTTCATACACTGCTGTAACAGGTTCTGCTGCAAATGCCGCTAGATTAGACTGTAGCACTGTTGATGGAATATCTGTTTTTAACGTAATCTCTATAAACGATACTATCGTTATTATGGATCCTGCATCAGGTGCTGAAGCAAAAGCTATTGTTACTGATACAGAAATTCAAAATGGTGGTACTTTGGCTAATAACTCTGGTCAAATTGATGTACAGTTATATAGCGGAGCAACTCTTGCTGCTACATTTGGAGCTGTAGGTGCTGCTATAGTAGGTCTAAAGATCTTCGTTTATGGTTCTGATTATACAAAAGGAACTACAATCGGTGCTGGTGCTGGTAACTCAGCCGCACGTGCTAGTGTAACTCCTCAGTTAACTCAATTTTCTAACTCACCTGTAATCATCAGAAACCAATACCAAGTATCAGGTTCTGACGCTGCACAAATTGGATGGGTTGAAGTTGCTACTGAAGATGGTACATCTGGATACATGTGGTATCTTAAAGCTGAGTCTGAAACTA